TTGAACTTGGAAACCTAATTTAGGTCTGGTTTGAGAATCAGATCTAGTCCGATCTTGATGTAATATCATCAAAATTGGTCAGCTCGTATGATACGGCTGCACGAAGAGAATTAATCTCTCTTAAGTCAATAAGACTTATAGGATCATCATATTTTTGATGTAACCTCGGCGTCGGAGGTAACCGGGCATATTGATTAAGCCCGATGGCCAAACTTGGGCCATACTTACCAAATAAGTTGGTAAAAGTTCGCATAAATACGAACCCTCTCCAGTAATTTTGAATTTTCCAGTTGACATCTCGAGGGTTGATTGTCTCTGGGAGTTCGAAAGACGAATATTGGTCTTTGTATTGTTTTTCAATACGACGCCAGAACCTGCTGGCCTTCTTAACCCATTTGTTAAGACTAAGAGCCTCTGGCTCTTCCTTACCATGTTTGGTAAGCATATCCGTGAATACGGTATGACGCTCAAGCTGATCGAGCGCATCCCAAATGGGGACGAGGCCGAGATAATCTCGGGCGAGAAGACACATATCATTATATGTCGGCTCTAATTCTTTAGAGAATAATGCGGACATCGGTTCACCGCAAACCAGTTCATAAATTTGTTTGACCTGGTCAATGGAATAAATTCCATAGGAATCGACCATATCGTCGAGATCCCCTACAAAGGGGTGGAACTTACCTATTTTGGTTAGAAGTTCATCTGGAATTCCCGGATTAGATACCCCATAACGGTATCTATGTGATAATGATCGAAGTTTCATTACCTCGATAAGTATATTTATACTTTTTGGTTGACTAGTTAACCAATATACATATTTTATGTACATAGTTTCTGACGAATTTTTGTCATAATTACCAATCTTTGGTAAGCTGAGCCCTCCACACGATGCAGGAAGGGTCATTGGTAGTTTCATAGATGAAACCCAACCAGAATAAACCTGGTCAATTAGATCATAATAGATCTTAACAGTTATGTTTTAACTGTCTCATTTGGAAACCAGTCAAGCTGACTGGAAATCATGCGTCCTTTTCCTAGGATGCTGGCAACCCGTGAGGTTCCTTGTCTCGACATGTTTGTCAAGAGTCGGCACTTAATAGTGTCAGAAAAGAAGAAAGACCAAATATTGGTCTCATTGTCAAATTTGGCAATTACATGATCCTCACAGAAGATCAAGACTCTTTTAGAATCTCCATCCTTTCCTTTTGAAAGGTGCATACCCGAACCGACCACAAGGGATCGGAAATTGGATGCGAATCTCGCATGTGGAAAAAAGGCGGCTACATCGTCGCCACATACTGCACGTGGGATTATTCCATAATCATGGAAGAATTTTGGATAGCTCCAAAGTTTAAGTTCACTTGTAGAATAGTGAATGGTCATATTAAGTATGACCAAGTTATATAAGGTTAGCGTCAAAAAGCTAATCGGTTCACCTTGAAATGAACCATTACTAGACAAATATCGAGTCTTATCAGCAATTAATTGTTGATCGAGAAATAAAAATCTCTTACTCCAAATGAGTTCGGAGAACACCCAAAATGGATGGTCTGTGCGGAGATCACTCAGAAATCCTGACCACAGCGCTTTAATAAGCGGAAGGGCCAAATAATCTGTGGCCCTGCGATAGTCAGAGGACATTAATATCGCGGTAGGTGGAAACTTTTTCGCCACCTTCTGAAGTAATTTCAAAAATTGCCAGAGTTTGTTCTCAGTCTGGAGACCTATCCTTGCAGATCCATCCCGTATAAATACAGGATCGGCCATGAATCTCATGGTTTGCCCAATTATGTTGTGAGCAGAGTTTCCTTTGCCAAGACCTCTGGTTTTGGCACCAGGTTCAGCTAATGACGTTAGCATGACAGAAGGATATTCCTCCGGGATATAGCGGGCATTAACCTTAGTGAGCCACACTGGGCAAGGTGTATATTCCTTGCATCGACCTAATAATGGGTCGAATGAGTCATAATCTTCTATGATTATAAACCAATCAGGTTTAGGTTCATAATGGCCAAATTTAGATAATTGGCCTGAAGCCCAAAAGAGGAGGGCTTTACCCGTAGTTTCGGGTAGTGAATTAGTATCTTCGGGAATCAGCTTCCGAATATACCTCTGACCAGCCATTTGGTCAGGACTTCTAAATAAGATGTCTAAAAGTCTGTATCCAATATTGGAATAAACAGATGATGCTTCATGATTATACTGAAGCAATGACACAGAATTTGAGTCATAGAGTTGAGCCTGTTTGACGACTGTCGTAAACGGAGCCTCATACCAGGTTGGGTAAACAACTATTTGCCCATAACAATCATAAATGATTGGTCGTGAACGTGATAACATAAGAACATCAAGTCGAGTCTCGTTCTTATCATATTCATCAGTACGAAATTTACTGAAATCCCTTAAAAGTAAAGGATAGCAATCTGACTTCAGAAGGTCAAGGACCCCTTTCTGCAGATCGGCAGCTTTGCCACCGGTTGCCTGCGAGTGCAATAAGCTCGCAGAATGGGACACAGAAAAATGCGTCCATACAGGCATTTTATTAGCCTGTAGTTTTCTTCCAAGTTCATTGGAAAAAAGCTTAATACAAGTAAGCTTATCCTCATCTATGGGATTTTCCGTGGTTAGGATGTCTAGAGTTTCTTCTAGATCAAGACGACAAGCGTCCTTAGATAATATTGGAAGAGCTCTTCCAAAAGTCCTTATTTGGGCTAAATTGATCAAGTTTTGATCTGTTCTTTCAATAAGAAGGAAATCATTCCATTGCTGGAGATGACCCGACATCCAAATCATTGTCGGGCGGTTGGAAAAATGATTCCAACCAGGGAACCAAGAGATCTCTCTTGGCTGACTATTAGTAGCCAAAGACAGGGTTGCAAATTGCAACCATGAAGACAAAGTCTTCAGAGATTTACATAATTTATCATGCATTTGCTCAAAGCCTATGAGCTTTTTAGACCAAAGTTTAGTCTTAAGGTCAAATTTTGACCAACACTGGCAATGGCGGAGTGCCACTGTAATATACCAAATTTTATATTTGCGTATACTCAAAAATAATGAGTAATCCCTTACATTGGGATTAAAGTCACGATTCATCGTGACGGTGAACATAATTGCACACCACGATTCCTCCAATCGGCTCCACTGTGTAGAGCTAAGAAAACTCATTTTTCTTAAAATGCGGGTCTTAAGACCCCGCATAGTTCTATAAAGACGTTTAGAACCTTTCATCTCTTTATATATAGCGAGATTACCCTCATTATTGAGGTTAAGCGAACATAACCGTCCGCATAGTCCAAAAATTGGATTGATAGCCCATTTTGGGTTAGAGAGCTGAATTTCGTTTTCAGTAATAGGGGAACCCATAGGTTTCCTCTCAATCGAATAATTCGATTCACGTTAACTAATTAACGCGATCACGGACAAGTCCG